TAGTTTAAAAGCATTAGCAGAAAGACATAAGATTGGGGAAAAGGGTACAGAAGTAATCGACGCCCTTGGAAAGAAACGACTAGACTTTAACGAAGAAGAATTAGAACGATACGGAGACTACTGTATCAATGACGTAGACCTAACCTATAAGTTATTTAATATAATGGGTAAAGGCTTTCCCAAGAAAGAGTTTAAACTAATAGATGCAACATTACGTATGTTCGTAGAACCTATACTCGGACTGGACCGTGGCATGTTAGAACAACACCTCACAGAAACACGTGCTAGTAAGGACGAACTTCTTACAGCGTCAGGTGTGAGTAAAGAAGAATTGATGAGTAACCCTAAGTTTGCAGAGGTTCTTAAATCACTTGGTGTCGAACCACCTATGAAGATAAGTCTTACTACGGGCAAAGAAGCATTTGCATTTGCCAAATCGGATGAGGGATTCAAAGCATTGGAGTCTCACCCCGATGAAAAGGTGCAAGCGTTAGTAATGGCTAGGCTTGGAACTAAATCCACATTAGAAGAAACAAGAACGCAACGATTTATAGACATATCCAAACGTGGTCTCCTGCCTGTCCCAGTCAAGTATTACGCAGCCCACACTGGACGTTGGGGTGGAGACGATAAGATAAACTTACAGAACTTACCCAGTAGAGGTGTCAATGGTAAAAAGTTGAAGCGTAGCATTATCGCACCCGAAGGTTATACACTTATAGATGCTGACTCGGCACAGATTGAGGCTAGAGTTTTAGCTTGGCTTGCCGAACAAGATGACTTGACTAAAGCATTTACTGACGGAGAAGATGTTTATGTAAAGATGGCATCTCGTATTTATGGCAAAGATGAGGCAGACATAACAAAGGACGAGAGATTTGTAGGGAAGACTACGATATTGGGTGCTGGCTATGGTATGGGTGCAATGAAGTTTCAATCGCAGTTAAAAACGTTTGGGTTTGATATGAAGATAGAGGAAGCACGGAGGGTCATAGGAATTTATCGTGAGGCTAATTGGAAGATAAACAAGTTATGGCGAGATGCACAACAGATTCTTGTTTCGTTACATCGCAATGATATGCCATTTAGTCTTGGTAGAGGTCGAGTGTTACGAACTGTACCCGAAGAAAATGCTATACGATTACCCTCGGGATTGCTTATGCGATACGAAGATTTAGACCATGAGCAAGGCGAGAAAGGTATAGAGTTTAGTTACCAAACTAGGCGAGGTCGCACACGAATATATGGTGGTAAGGTTGTGGAGAATGTTTGTCAAGCTATAGCACGTTGCATAATAGGTGAGCAGATGTTAGAAATAAACAAGAAGCACCGAGCCGTTCTTACTGTGCATGACTCAATAGTGTGTTGTGTCAAGGACGAAGAAGTAGCAGATGCACAGAAATATATAGAAGAATGTATGCGTTGGACACCCGACTGGGCAGATGGTCTGCCTATAAATTGCGAATCGGGTACGGGCAAAACTTATGGAGATTGTGAGTGAGTATCAAACCTTGGTCGTTCAGTAGGATTAAATCTTTTGAGCAATGCCCCAAACAGTTTTATCATATAAAGATATTGAAAGACTATACTGAGTCTGAGACCGAGGCTATGCGTTATGGTACGGAGGCTCACCTAGTGGCTGAAGAGTTCATTGGTAGCGATAAGCCCGTACCCAAGAAGTTTGATTACATGAAACCAGTGCTTGAGGCTCTTAAAGCTAGAGACGGAGAGAAACATTGTGAGATGAAGCTAGGGCTCACACAGGACCTGGAGCCGTGTGACTTCATGTCAGAACACGTTTGGTGGCGTGGGATAGTTGATCTCGTTATTACCAATGGTGATAAGGCATGGATTGTGGATTATAAGACTAGCAAGTCTGCTAAATATGCAGATAAAGGTCAATTAGAACTAATGGCACTTGCTACTTTTAAATATTTCCCTAAAATAAGAACTATTAATGCAGGGTTATTGTTCGTAGTATCTAAAAACTTTATAAAACAAACCTATACTGACGATATGATCCCTGCGTTATGGAAAAAATGGTTATCTAATTATGCACGCATGGATGTAGCGTATAGCAATAATGTTTGGAACGCACACCCAAGTGGGTTATGCAAACGACATTGTGTAGTCCTCGAGTGCATACATAACGGGAGCAACTAATGGCTTATACTAAATCACCTAGACCTTACAAAAAAGAATACAAGAAACAAGTGGAAAGAAAAGAACACCCGAATCGTATGGAACGTCAGAAAGCTAGACGAGCCTTAGATAAGAAAGGTGTTGCAAGAAAAGGTAAAGATGTGAGCCATAGGAAGATGCTAAGCAAGGGTGGCAGTAACAAAGACGGTTACTTTTTAGAGAGCCCATCCAAGAATAGAAGCAGAAACGGTAAGAAGAAGACAAAAAAGGCTTAATTTAAAGCCCGTACAAAGCCGAAACAAAACCTCGGTGTGTGATTGTACCCTAGAAAAGTGACGAAAAACGCAGATTATATCTGTTGCAACAAGGAGAAGACATTGGGATTAGCTACGCAGAAGTATACCTTCACGGGTAAGTACAAGCCGTTTGACCATCAACGTAAGACGGCATCATTTTTTACAAAACATAAGAAATCATTTTGTTTTAATGAACAAGGCACGGGCAAGACGGCTAGTGCAATATGGGCATCAGATTTCTTGATGCAACAAGGTAAAGTAAATCGTGTCTTAGTTATATGTCCACTATCTATTATGGATAGTGCATGGAGAAATGATCTATTCGACTTTGCTCCACATAGAACAGTTGCTGTAGCATATGGCGAATCTAAAAAACGACAATCCATAATCGAGCAAGGCACTGATTATGTCATCATTAACTATGATGGTGTTGAGATAGTGGCTGACACTATTAAGAAAGGTGGGTTTGATTTAGTTATTGTGGATGAGGCTACGCATTATAAAAATGCACAGACCCGTAGATGGAAAACACTGAACAAGTTATTACATGAGAACACGTGGCTGTGGATGATGACAGGCACACCTGCCGCTCAGAGTCCAGTGGATGCTTATGGATTAGCTAAGTTAGTAAACCCAACATCAGTTCCTAGGTTTGCAGGTACATTTAAAGACATGGTCATGACTAAGGTAACTAATTTTAAGTGGATACCAAAAGAAACGGCTACTGAAACAGTGTATAGAGTGTTGCAACCTGCGATTCGATTTACAAAAGAAGAGTGTTTAGACTTACCAAGCATGACATACGTGAAGCGAGCCGTGGAGCTTACTCGTCAGCAAAAGAAATACTACGAACAATTAAAGAAGAAGTTAGTATTACAGATTACGGGAGAACAAGTAACTGCCGTAAATGCCGCAGTTGGTATGAACAAGTTATTACAAATATCTGCGGGAGCAGTATACACTGATGATGGTGCAACTCTAGAGTTTGACATACAGCATAGATACAAAGTGCTTAAAGAAGTCATTGATGAATCAAGCCAAAAGGTTTTAGTGTTTGTACCTTTCAGACATGCCATAAGTATATTAACAGATAAGCTACGTAAAGATGGAGTATCTGTAGAAGTAATTCAGGGAAGTGTTAGTGCATCAGCACGTACAAATATCTTTAAACAGTTCCAAGAGACGGATAGCCCACGGGTTCTGGTAATTCAACCAGCTTCAGCCGCACATGGTGTTACGTTAACAGCCGCTAATACTGTAGTGTGGTGGTCTCCCGTTAGTTCTCTCGAGACTTATGCTCAAGCTAATGCCCGTGTGCACAGGTCTGGACAAAAGCATAAGTGCACAGTTGTGCAGCTACAAGGTTCTGACGCAGAAAAACACGTTTACAGACTATTAGATAGTAGACTGGACATTCACACAAAAATTACCGATCTTTACAAAGAAATACTTGACTAAGTAATACATAGTCACTATATATAAAGTATCAGCAACGCAAGGGAGAACAATATGGCTGAAGATAACGAAGTGTCTGTGGATAAATTGACGGGGGCGTTTATAAAAATAAGGAACGCACGTGCCGTTTTATCTACGGAGTTTAAAGAGAAAGATTCTATTCTTGTTATGCAACAAGATAAGATTCGACAAGGACTGCTTGACTACTGTTCTAATCAGAATGTTGAGAGTGCTAGAACCTCCGAAGGATCGTTTTTTAGAACGACTAAGACAAAGTTTTGGACAAGTGATTGGGAATCTATGTATGAATTTATCATGGAAAATAAAGTTCCCGAGTTCTTTGACAAGCGTCTTAATCAAACTAACATAAAACAATTCCTAGAGGAGAACCCCGATCTGATGCCCAAAGGGTTGAATACAGATACGGAATATTCAATAGTAGTAAGGAAGAAATAATGACTGGAAAATACGTACCAATCGAAGAAGTGGCTAAACACTTTTCTGTATCAATATCCACAATACGTGCATGGGTTCGTCAGAGTGACATTCCTAAAGACACCTATATAAAAGTAGGTAGCACTTATAGGTTTTGTGTAGAAGATGTAGCCGTTGCATTAACTAATGCAGAAAAGCAGAAAGAAGAGGTCGTGCATGTGGATAGTATTCCATTAGACACAGATCAAATTAACCTAGACGAAGACATGTAAGGGAGATACAGAATGTCAAATAACTTAACTATGAACTATAATATCAATAACGTGACGGCAATGTGGCCTAGAATAAATCGTACGTATAAGTACGACAGTGCAGAGCAGAGGTCTGTTCCTTGCAATCCTACTGATGAGGGTTCAGCTTACACATTGCAATTTCGTATGAATGAAGAGCAAGCAAAAGCTTTATATAAGCAAATGAAGTTAGCTTATGATTCAAAGAAAGAATCTAGTTGGCCTGAGAAGTTTGTTATGCCTTTTAAGAAAGACGACGATGGTATGTTCACACATAAAGCCAAGTTAAAAGGTGCTTATGGTAACGAACCTACGAGAAAACCTGTGCACTATGACGCAAAAGGTATTAAGTTACCCGAAGACTTTATGTTAACTAACGGAAGTCTTGTTAACGTGGCTATAGTTTTTGTTCCGTACAATATGCGTGACAATGGTGTATCATTAAGATTAAGAGCCGTACAAGTTATTGATCTTAAACCAATGCAAGATGATTCTCCGTTTACTGCAGTCGAGGGGTTTGAAGCAACTGCAAGTGAGAATCCTTTTGAAGAGGACGCACCAGTACAAGAACCCAAGAAAATTGTTAAGAAAGTTACTCCCGAGCCTAAAAAAGGTGGAGATGACTTAGCATCCATAGTCGATAACTGGGACGACTAACACCAAGACTTTTACTGCGACTAGGATAATATCCGAAAAAGGTGTGTACCGACACCTCTGTCGTGGTGACTCTCGGTTTTGGTGGATATTATGGAAACAAATACATTTTTGAAAAGTGTGCTAGGAGATGGTGGATTTTATTCCTTACTAGCACTTCGCCCTATTGATGATGGTAAACTACAGAAGTTTTATCCTACCATTGGGCATCTAATTGATGAAGCGACTACCCTAGATAATGATGGGTATGACGTTTACTTTGGACTCGCTACGTTTGAGAAAGCTGGGTCTAGAAAAGCAGATAACGTAAAAGAAATTAAATCATTCTTTCTTGACCTCGATTGTGGTGCAGGGAAAGAGTATGCAAATCAGAGCGATGCTTTAGATGCACTGCGTAAGTTTTGCGACAAACTAAAATTACCTAACCCTCTAAAGATTAACTCGGGTCGAGGTGTGCATGTTTATTGGAGGCTATCTGAGCCAGTAGGTATGGAGAATTGGCTACCCGTCGCCACTCGATTAAAGAACATGTGTGCACAACATAAACTGTTAGCAGACACTTCTGTAACGGCTGATGCCGCACGTGTGTTGCGAGTTCCTAAAACGCATAACTACAAGACTGATCCTCCTGCAGAGGTAACTTATTTTGGCATTGACAACCCCGACCCCGTAAATTTTGATACGTTTTCTGAATTGCTTGGTAGTGATCCTATACCAGTACCTAACAAGTACGATCCCGCAGATGGTGTTGTTTCTCTAGATTCTATATTAAATAATAGAGAGAGTGTGTTCAAAGATATACTGACAAAGACAATAGCAAAAAGAGGTTGCAATCAAATACATAATATAACTATGAACCAGCAAGAAATAAGTGAGCCTTTATGGAGAGCAGGTCTGTCCATTGGTAAGTTTTGTTCTGACTGGGAAAAAGCTGTGTACACCATGTCTAAGAATCATTCGGACTACACACAAGAAGATACACACAAGAAGATGGAGCTGATAAAAGGCCCGTATCTGTGTAACACATTTGACGAATATAATACTGGTGTTTGCACAAAATGTCCTCATTGGGGTAAGATAAAATCTCCTATAAATTTAGGACAAAGAATAAGGGAAGCAACAGAGGAGGATAACATAGTAGAAGCCCCCGCAGTTAATCTTCCAAATTCACCTACCAGCACATATACGATACCTCCATATCCTAAACCATATTTCAGAGGTGCTAATGGTGGGGTGTATATAAGGACACGAAATGCAGAGGGTGATCCCGATGAAAAGGCTATTTACCATAACGACTTATACGTTGTTAGGAGACTGCGGGACGCAGAGGTTGGTGAGGCAGTTGTTATGCGATTGCATTTACCTAAAGATGGAGTAAGAGAATTTACTCTGCCGTTAACTGCTGTCACATCAAGAGACGACTTTCGTAAACAAATGTCTATGCAAGGCGTAGCCGTTACAAAGATGGATGAAATCATGCAATATACAACAACATGGGTAAATGAATTACAAGCTAACAGTGTAGCAGATCAAGCACACAGACAGTTCGGTTGGACAGATGATGCGGGTAGTGCGTTTGTTCTTGGTAATCAAACAATATACAAAGACAGAGTAGAGTTTAACCCTCCATCTACGCAGACGGCAGGTTTATTTCCGATATTTAATCCGAGTGGCACATTTGAAGAGTGGAAAGAAATGATGGCGTTCTACAATCGTGACGGGTTTGAGATGGAACAATTTGTGGTGGGTGTATCTTTTGGTTCTATCTTGATGCACTTCTCACCAATAAATGCCGCTGGATTACATTTGCATGGTGAAACGGGTGTGGGTAAAACCACTGCGGCTCAGACGGGGTTGACTTTGTGGGGTGATCCTGAAGAACTTATGACCAATGAGCAGGATACTCTTAATGCTAGAATGAATAGAGGAGAGGTTTATCATAACTTACCATTAGTCATGGATGAACTCACTAACACCTCTGGTAAGCAGTTAAGTGTTCTTACATACCAACTTACAGGTGGTAGACAACGGGGACGTATGGCTAGTGGCAGTAATACCGAACGGTTTCGTGGTGATCCATGGAGTTTATTATCAATAACTACAGCTAACGCCAGTATAGTGGAGCGGATTAGCATGGTTAAAGCTATGCCCAAGGCAGAAGCACAACGTATTTTAGAGTGTCGTGTTAAAGCACAGACGTTTAGCACTGCAAAAGAAACTCATGAATACAGAAATAATATGTTGAAAACTTATGGTCATGCAGGAGTAAAGTATGTGCAGCACATAATGAAAGATATAGAGGGCGTTAAAAAACTATTAACCGCAGTGCAAGAAAAGATAGATATAAAAGCAAACTTAAAAGCTGAAAATAGGTTTTGGTCTACGTTTGTAGCCGCCACGGTAACGGGTCTTATACTTGCGAAACAAGCAGGGCTTGTTGAATATGAACCCGAAAAAGCGTTTAAATGGGGTATATGGCTAATAAATCAGAATAAACGCCACGTAGACGATATGAGTATTAGTGTATCAGAGATACTTAATGATTATATTAACGAGCATTATGGTAATATTTTATGGATTAAAAGCACTGATGATCTACGCAAGCAAGATACAGATATAGATTCAATAATTATTCCCGAAGTAGTACCAAGGGGTAGATTAGTTGCTCGTTACGAAACAGATTTAAAACGTGCGTATCTAGTGCCGAAACCACTCAAAATATGGTGTGGTGAACAGCAAATAAATTACAGTTCGTTTATAAATGATTTAAAGAAAAAACTAGGGGCGCATAAATCTAAAATAAGATTAAGTAAAGGCACGCACATGAACCTGCCTCCGACAGATGTTATTATCGTGGACTGTTCCGTAGAGAAATTAAATGGCAATATTGAAGAAGAATGATCTTAACCCTGACGGGGTTCGTATAATAGTTAACTGGGATGACATGGTAATAGGTTCTTCTGTGTTTATCCTGTCAGTTAACACCCAGGGAGCGCTTACGCAAATTAAAAAAGTGATGAACGACAAAGGCTGGGAGTATCAGATGCAGATACGTGTAGAAGATGAGAAGCTAGGCGTACGGGTTTGGCGACTTACTTAGTCTTCGTCATATACAGACGCTGGAGACCATTCATCTCTTTGTGCCATTAAATACGCTCGCATCTTAGGAGATATGGTTATACCATTGTGCATAAGTAAAGAAGTTTTCATGTGCATCTTCATAGACCTTATTATAGATGACGGAGTAATTGCCATAGAAGGAAACTTAGCATTGTATTTTATTATGTCTTCTAACACATCTTGGGTGTCACCTCCCATACGCATTGCGATATAATATTTTTTTAGTAATTTTGAACTTTGACTTACTATATCTCTGTCTTGAGTTTTAGTTGCTCTGTTCATCTCTTGTGTCTTTGTGTACTCTGCAGGAGCAAATCCAAAAAACTGTGCTCCTAATTCCCAAGCGTTTAGATCATCATATATGACATCACCTCGTCTTGTTAGTATAGCGTCGTCACCTATAGGACTATATTTAAATACAGATTTATACATGTTACGTATAGCTGCAGGCACAAAATTCATACCTGCTCTTTCCAACTCACCATTTCTTAATTCTTGTATTCCTCTATAAACTTGGTTAGCCATACTACCTGCAGGGCCAGTAAGAACTTCTGCCGCTTGTGCAGTTAAACTTGCGTCGGGATCGGAGTAAGGATTTCCTCTAAACAATAAGTTAGATAGACCAATACGAGATGCTATATCCACACCAGTAAGATAATTTATTGGGCCTTTGTAAAACCCTTCGGTTATAGATGTACGTAGTTCTGTTTCTGCATCTTCTTCATCTTCGTCTTTAAGTAAGTTTCTTATCCACAATATACCTCCTATCAACGGCATACCTTGCACACCCGCTAATAAGAATGAAGAAGTAAATATTCCTGTTACTTGCTTTAAAGCAGCTCTTTTAAGTTGTTTATTTTCTTCCACACTTAAATCAGGATCGTTAGAATTTCGTATTGCCTCTCTAGCACGTTTATACAAAGTATAGTACATCTGCATACCATATCCTTTGTACATCATGGCTACACGACCTGCGCCTTCTTGAGCAATTCCTGATGTAGTTGATAATGTAGCACCACCATTCATTTCTGTAGTTAAAAAACAAGCGTTCTTTGCAGCTAATTTTTGTATATCAGAAGTAGATAAATCTAATGCTTTTTCCTTAGAATTAGGATTGTTAGTTAATCTATCTACTTCTAAATTATAAGAAGCTACTAAGGCTACTTGTCTGTTCATTCTTTCCATGTGATGAAAAGTCCATGCTGACCAAGCGTTTAACGTATCCCAAGCGGTTCTAGCTTTCCCTGCAGTTTCAATGTTTAAAGTATCATAGAATAAAGAACGGCCTATCTGACCTTGCTTTTCTGCTTCCATAATTAATGGAGCTATATCTTTTAATCTTTTGGCTTTATCTCTACCTTCTTTAGTTTTATTTAATTCTGCTTCCAAATCTTTTCTTAGTATTAATGTTGTTCCACTAACCTCATAATAATTGTCTATGGATATAGAACCTTTTGCGTCTACGTTTTCTCCGTTTAATGTTCTTAGTTTACGAGAAAGCCCACTACCCACAAACATTCTAGTAGCCGCACCTAAAGCCGAGTTAGCTTCTTTATATCCGTACTTACCACCTAGCACAGGATAAAACATAAGAGGTATTTGCGACAAGTTAACCACAGCGGACGATATGTTAAAACCAATAGTACCTATGAACGCAAGTCTATTAGCCATAGAAGCTATTTGATCTGGTGGGGGATTACGTGCAAAATCTCCGCGTATTTGCAACTCGTCATGTATTTTCTTTCTAGCATTTATTTCTTCGTCAAACTTAAAAGCAGTAGTTTCTTCTGTTAGTTTCTGTTGTATCTTTGATATCTTTGCACTGTGTAACATACGTGCAGTTTGCCTACCAATATCAAAACCTTTAGTTCTTAGTACTTCATACGCATCTATCTCTGCCCCTAATACACCCTGACGTTTTTTAAATCCCTTTGCAAAACTAGATTCTGGTAACACTTCGATAAATAAGTTTAATATACTATTTTGTGTTTTCTCATCTACGTTAGCTTTTCCTAATATATCTAACACTT